GCCAAACACACCGGTCGCCAAGTGCGAATGCAATGGAACCAAAGAAATTATTCATGGCGATGGACACAGAACTCCGTGCCCATGTCCCGCTGGTCAATGCAAGTGTATTAAAGCTCAAGAAGTAGCAGTAGCTCCGGCCAAAGACAAATCTATAGTTTTATATACTAGGCCCGATTGTATATACTGTAAGGTTTGGAAGTCCGAAGAAATGCCAAAATTCTTAGCAGAAGGTTGGAAAATAACAGAAGCCACGGCATCTCAAGGGTCTGTACCAACCATAGAATATAAAATAGATGGCCAAACAAAATTAAAAACTGGTTATGCAAGATTATCTGAGGTTAAAAAACTTTTAAATGAATAAAGAATTAGCTCAAGAATTTGCAGAAAATTATTATGAAGATGAACCATCTGCTTTAGACCCTATTACTATCTTAATGATCGCTGGTCTATTAGTAAATTTAATTAGACTAGCGTATGATTGTTACAAAGATCAAAATAAAGCAATTAATGTGATGCAAAAGCCATCATTATTAGCTAGAATGGTATTAGTAAGAGAAATTAGAAAAGTGTGTAAAGAATACAAATCTAATATTAATCAGAAAAAACTCAAGGAAGTAATATTAAACCGTAAGCTTACAAGGGAAGAATTACTATCTTTATTATCGGAGAATGAATTAAATGATCAAAATCAATGAACTTTTAAAATCACGTAGATTCTGGGTAACTTTGTCCGGGGTTGTCGTAGTTGTTGCAAACGAAGGGCTTGGCCTAAATCTAACAGAAGAGCAAGTAACCTTGGTCGTTACGATGTTGGCAAGCTTGGTTGTTGGTGATTCGTTAAGAAAGATTGGTGAATAATATGGGTTCTTTTCAGATTATATTAATTGTTATAGCCGCAATTATGTTATTATCTTCTTTTGTAGATTTTAGTTCTTTAAAGCAAGGATTAGCGAAGGTCGAAGACAAAGTGTCTGATGATGTGGCAATTAAGCCAGAAATCGTTCCAGATCCATGCTGTGGTGGATCTATAGCGTGCGTTGTCAAGAAATGGGAAGAGCTAAAGAAATGCTGTGACGGATGCAATCTTCAACAAGCATCTGAAAAGCTAGACGAAGTTTTTCCACTCTTAGCCATTAAAGAGGAACGAAATGTCTAAAGCAAAATTATTGATAGCTATTGTATTATTAGTAATAGCATTTTTTGGCAATGATAAGCTAAATTCTATTTTCGATGCTATTAAAAATTCTATAAATAAAGAGAAGGTGGTATCAGTAGAGCCGCGACCTGACCAAGCAGATATAGATAGCACAAAAGCATTATCTGATTTGATTACCGACAAAAACGACAAAGCAAGATTAGCAGTATTTAATTATGAATTTGCGAATAGGGTTCCTAATTATAAAGTAACCGCTCAGCAACTTATTGATATTTATACTTCCGCTGGAAAACTTGTGTTTCAGGGCGAGTTTGCAGATAAATATCCATCCTATGGCTCAAGTTTAACCAAGGTTTTTCTCGATATAGTAGGGGAAGAAGAACATGTGTTGACCCAGGAAGAGCTTGTAAGTATTCAAAAAAAATTTAATGCTATAAGCTGGAACCTATCGCAGTAACACACCTACATATAGACTAAACCCAACTATATGTTGGGTTTTTTTATGGAGACAAAATGGAATTAAAAATTACTTATCTCATAGCGGCTATTGATAGAAACAGGCCAGTAACAGATTTAAAATATCTAAATATACTTTTAGATGATAATAAGCAGGTTCCTTCAACTAAAGTTAAAGCTTTTATTGGAGATAAAGACGAGATTGATGTACTCAAAGAATTACATGACAAATTTCTAAATTATCATTTTGAATATGTTCATAAGATGCTTTGTGGTTTTAGAAAAATAGACCAAAAAACAGTTGAAATAGTATATATATGTACGGTTAATTATTTTCCTGGTATACATAAATCGGGCGACATATATACACTACAAGACATACAAGATGAAAACATTCTTTTGGAGGAATACTATGGAGAAATCTTCTTTAAATTTGGACCATCTACCTTCCGGTAAAGATGTTTCATGTTACGCCCTTTTTTATGTAGACAAAGAGGGCTCAATTATGTTTGATATGTCATGGGGGCATGAGAAAGACGATATCCTTAATCTAATACAGTTGCTTTTTTCAATCAAAAGAACTAAGATTATTGATAACGGTCTTAACTCATCTATGGAAAATTCAGAAGATTCTGAGGATGTGTACGCTACTTATGCTATTATTGAAGGATTAAAAAAAATGGAAAGAGTATTGGATGACGATCTTAAAGAAAATACCAAGCCTAGACCTGTTGTTAGACCAATAGAAAATAAGTAATCTTTGTGTATTATATATTGACATGGCTCAACTCAAAGGTATAATATCAGAAAGGAGAGCGTAGTTTTATGTCTATTAAATCTAAAAAAATAGCCTGGGAAAGCTGGAACGTCAAACAAGAAGAAGCAGGTTTGGCTCAAGATAGATTACAAGAAGAGTTTTTTGAAGATATTTCAGAAGATGATGACATGGATGATATTAGTCCAGCTAATAATATAAAATCAAATTATAACTTTTTAGAAATATCTAATCCCAATAAAACAGTTTTTACACCATTCGGCCCATATTTTGCCGACTCTCTTTTAAAACCAACAGATAGATGGGATTGCTGGCTTGGTTATACAAACTTTGATATAACTCAAGACATTATGGATATTTTAGAAGAGATAGAAGGTGTAGAAGCTCTCAAGATACTTGGCCGATATACCTTTTGTATTGGTGTTGGCAGATTGTTTAACATTTCGGATATTAGAAAAGATATAGAAAAAGCATTATGTGAATATACTAGCGATCAAATTTTGTCTATAGTAGATACTGAGACACAGCAAACCATAGACAATATTAAAAAACAATTAGTAGATAAAAAATTTTGGTCTATTTTAATTAGAGAAAATGGAAATATTGATTACACATCATCCGATACAATGGATGAAAGCTATTTGGAGCGTATCCAAAAGTTTGAGCGATTAAAAAGTCAAGAAGGTGGTTTTATTTTAAGATCTGGAGAGTAAGTTATGACGTTTGAAGAAGCTATTGAGAATACCGATTGTTCTAAAGTTATGCACGCAGTTTGTTATCGTTATAAAAACAAGCTAAGCAAAGATGATGCAAAGTCATTAAAGCTGCAAACCCTGTGGGAATGCTGCCAAAAGTATGACCCAAACCATCCAAAGAAAACTAAATTCACATCGTATCTTTATCAGCAACTTGATTTTAAGATCAAGAATTTATTGAAGAAGCACAGGCGGGAAAAGACTGGATTTGTTCCAGAGTCTATTTATATGCCCGCAGATTTTGAGTTTGAAATTCTAAATTCTCTCACAGAAGAAGAGAAAAATATTTTAATTCAATCATATCTGCATAATATGACAATAGAAGAAATAGGTCGGGCTAATGGCTATAGCCGAGAAACAGCAAGGCGAAAGCTTAAAAAGACCACGGCTAAATGTAGAGAGCTAATAAATGAAACATGAGTTAGTTTGTCTGGAAAATAAATGGGAAGAAATAAATAAATTTATTTTCTATGCCGCAGAACATAATTTGGATAATCTTTCCATTCCAGCGCAAACAACTAAAAATGTCAGTGATATTTTTGATAATAGTAAATTTTCAGCTATAGTAAGCTATCCCATTGGGTCAAGCGAGCCGCAAATCAAATTGCACGAAGTAATGTTATGCACTAGTAGAAATATTAAAAAAATTGATTATACAATTAATATATTCGACCTAGAGAATTTTAATATAAGAGCAATATTATCTGAATTAAAATCAGCATATCAAATATGTAAAGATAAAAAAGCTACGCTTAGACCCATTTTAGAATATAAATTCTTGTCTTATCAAGATACCATTACACTAATTAATGGGATGGCTTCTTTAGGTATAGAAGAAATGATTATAGGCACTAGTTATTCTGTTGATAATTATCATGACAATATGATAGTTTCTAGATTTATTCAGGATAAATTTTCTATTAATATAATTAGTTCTGCCCCTATTCTTTCTCAAGAACAATATGATGAATTTCATAAAAACCAGATCTTTGGGCTCAGAATAAAATCCTACAAGCTACTAGACAATTTGTGTATTAAATAATGGATTAGGATTTAAATATTTTTAGGACATATGGGAATAAACAGTTTATAAAACTGGAGATAATATTATGGCAGTTCCTGGAAAAACTGGAGCACTTAGAAACACTGGCGGTGGAGCGTTTGTTAAACAAACTTTTGGTGGAACCATTTTAGGCGTTGATGGATCTAGCACCATTATAACCAAAGATCTATCCTTACTAGATGGTGTTTACGCTAACCAACTCGGCGGATATAATGCTCTTCCTAAAGAATCCACAGCATCTGGAAAGCTTTATAATGCTACAAAGGCTCTATCTAGTGGTACCTTTGCTTATAATGCAGCTAAAGCTAGAACATGGATCATTTCTAGAATCACAACTAGCATTTCTGGCGTTGCTAAAAACAACCTTTTATTCATGGGTATTGGGTCGCTTAGAAAACCAATCATGGATTTTCAACATGACTTTGGGGCTAAGTTGTTAACAGCATGGAGAGCTAATCTTTTCACATGGACTGGGGTTCTCGACAACGGAAACAAGATTAAATCTCGTAGATTGTGGCTCACAGCGGGAAGTAGAAACACTAGCGGTGGATCTGCACCTAGCTCTTTAAGCACAACCAACATGTGGGATTTAACAGATGGTAACGCAACAGACAAGGCTGTTGACGGTGCAGCTACTCCAACGAGAGCAATTCCCGGTGAGCTAGTTATGATGGTTGACTTTGTTGTTAAGACACCAGCAACCAGTGGCAGCTACTTTAATTACAAGCCCATCACAGGTATGTAATATTAAGTTAATTTTAAAAACCTGCGGGCGGGAAACCGCCCGTTTTTTTAGAAAGGTGCTACTATGGACATGACAATGGTAAAAACAATTTTTGAAATAATAGGATTGCTTTTTATTCCTGTAATAGCATGGTTATTAAATACTGTTAGTCAACATGGTAAAAAAATAATAGTATTAGAAGAAAGAGTCAATGACTCAATTAATAGAAGATTAACTGGCCTTGAGAGTAAATTTGAAACATTCGAAGAAAAATTAGATCAGGTAAATGTTAATTCAATTAAAGCTGCATCATCTATAGAACAATTAAGTGAAAAAATTGACCATATTATGATAAAGGCTAAATAATGTCAGAAGAAAAAGAATATGGGGGAGTAGGTGATTATATAGCCGAATCCCTTTTAAAAAAGTTTGGTATAACAAGAGGACATATCGAAAAAGTAAAATCTATATTAGATAATGTAGATATTACTACTAAAGATAATGTTACAACAATACAAATTAAGGTCATTCACAAAAACGATTAAAAGCTGGAATATAAATGATCGTTTTAGATAAATACGTCCATTTCCAGCGTGCCAAAAGCACCAGATAGAAGCTAGAATATTCAGCAGACTATCTGGTTTTTTTATGGACGTTTTAAAATTTTAAATAGAGTCAGGAGATAATATGAGTTTGAAAGCTCTTATGGATTATACTTTTATCGCTAAATATTCTAGGTATATTAAAGAGCACGGAAGAAGGGAAACTTGGAAAGAAGCAAATGACCGTGTCCGCAACATGATGTTACAAAAATACAAGGACAACGAAGGGGTCGATAAAGAAATCAATTGGGCCTATGATATGATGCAAAAGAGAAGAGTCTTGGGCTCTCAAAGAGCATTGCAGTTTGGCGGCGACCCAATTTTTAAACACCATTCAAGAATTTATAATTGCGTTGCTTCATATATTGATAGATTGAGATTCTTTCAAGAATGCATGTATCTATTGTTGTGTGGGTGTGGTGCTGGCTTTTCTGTACAAAGACACCATATTAATAATCTTCCACCCCTACTTTCATTATCTCCAGATGGAACTAAAAAATTTATAATAGAAGATAGTATAGAAGGATGGTCTGATGCTGTTGGCGTTCTTATCTCTAGTTATTTTGATCAAGATGAATTATTTCCAGACTACACTGGAAAGGTTGTTAACTTTGATTTTAGTAAAATTAGACCAGCAGGGACAGAAATATCTGGCGGATCAGGAAAAGCCCCAGGCCCTGAGCCATTAAAAAAGGCGCTAAAAAATATTAAGAAGATATTAGATGCGGCGGTTACGAGAGGGGAATTTAGCTCTGAATCTTTAAGAAAGCTAAAACCAATCGAGGCATATGATATAGTTATGCATTTTGCCGATGCCGTTATTTCTGGAGGCGTTCGTAGAAGTGCAACCATTTGTGTGTTTTCTCCAGATGATGAAGAAATGGCTAAAGCGAAAACTGGAAACTGGTTTATAGAAAATCCGCAAAGAGGAAGATCTAATAATTCTGCACTCTTATTAAGAAATAAGACTACTAAAGAACAATTTAAAGAACTAATGAAATCAGTAAAAGAATTTGGAGAACCCGGATTTGTTTGGTCTGATTCTACAGAGTTAATTGTAAACCCATGTGTTGAAATTGGAATGTGGCCCGTTGATGAAGTAACAGGCAAGACTGGATGGCAAGGATGTAATCTATCAACTATTAATTGTTCTAAAATTAAAACCGCAGAAGATTTTTATGATGCCTGTGAGGCAGCCGCGATTATTGGCACCTTGCAAGCTGGCTTTACTAGTTTTCCATATTTAGGAGAAATAAGCGAACGTATTTTTAGAAGAGAATCATTATTAGGCGTTAGTGGAACAGGATGGCTAGAAACCCCAGAAATATGTTTAAACGAAGATGTTCAACGTCGTGGGGCAGAAATCGTCAAAGAAGTCAATGCTAGAATATCAAAGATGATTGGAATACCACAGGCCGCAAGAACCACATGTGTAAAACCAGAAGGGTCTTCTTCTTGTGTTCTTGGAACTGCTTCTGGAATCCACCCTCACCACGCTAAGAGATATATTAGAAGAGTACAAGCCAACAAAATGGAAAACGTATATAAGTTTTTCAAAAAGTATAACCCTAGAGCGTGCGAAGAATCCGTTTGGTCTACCAATGGAACAGATGATGTTATTAGTTTTTGCATAGAAATACCAGATGGTTCTAAAACTAAAAATCAAATATGCGCTTCTAGCCTATTAGAAATAGTAAAAGCAACTCAGCAAAATTGGGTAATACCAGGAACCAATAAAGAATTATGCACACAGCCATGGCTGAATCACAATGTAAGCAATACAATCAATGTTAGAAGCGATGAATGGGGGGATGTAGAAGATTTTATCTATGATAATCGCCAATACTTCTGCGGTATTAGTTTGCTTCCAGCCACTGGTGACAAAGATTATCCACAGGCACCATTTACAACGGTGTATCTACCAAGTGAAATGTTGTCCTATTATGGCGAAGGGGTTATGTTTGTAAGCGGTCTGATAGAGGTCGCCCTAACGCTATGGGAAGATAATCTATGGGCCGCCTGTAGCGATTTAATGGGCATTAATGGGCGTGTTCGTGGCGCTGCCAAGATTGAATGGATCACTAGGTGTGGCAAATATGCCTCGAAATACTTTGAGGGCGATATTAAAAAGCTTACATACTGCATGAAGGATATCTATAATTACAAACTGTGGACAGAGTTACAAAGAGAATATCAAGATGTAGATTATACTAAGTTATTTGAGGCAGAAGATAATACCAAATTAGAACAAGAACTATCTTGTGCGGGTGGGAGTTGTGAGTTTTAATGGTAAATAATAGAGTTTTTTATGCTTGCCAAGCTGTCATCATGGACGCTACAAAAAACGCAGGCAACATATCAAATCATTTTTTACCTGGGGTTCAATCAATTGGTGTTAATTCCGCCCAAGATATAAAGCAAATTACAGAACTTGGAAAAATACAAGGGTTTGACAATTTATATCTAAGGCCACAAAACGAAATAACTATAGAAAGAGTATTATCTGATATAGATAAATTTTGGTTACAAAAAAGTTCATCAAATTTATGGGACTCAGCAAACTTTACATCGCCCGACCAATATAAAAAATCTTTTCTGTTAAAGCCAGAAAATTTTAGTTTATCAATACCGGGATTTTCTACAAAGGCAACTATACAAAATTATATTTTGCCTGAATATAATATTAAATTAGTATATTCTCCCGAATCTTCTAGCGTTATAGGAACGACTGGGTTAACCGGAACGGCATTGGATATAGTAAGTTTCCCTTATTGTTTGATGAATAGTCTTTCTTATAATCTAGGAGTAGATGGATCATTTACGGAATCTATTAGTTTATCTAATAAAGTAAAAAAGAAAGAGGCTTCTAACAGTTATTCTTTTGACACTCGCGGCGGCGATGCTCTTCAAGGAGCAACCGGTCCATCAACTTTTGTAAATACACTAAGACGTAGAAATATTGATAATAGACTAAGTGTTTATCCATCTACAATAGTATCATTAACTGATTTTAATGATTTTAATAATGGTCAAGAAATACTTGGTATAAAAAATATTTCAATGAATTTAGAGCTATCATACCAACAAAGTCTAGACATTGGACAATGGCGAGGGGCTAATTCTGCTTATCATGAAGAGTTAAACATGTATACTACCTTAACAGATGTTAGTATATCATGTTCATTTACAATAGCAACCAGAAGAGCACAACAATTTAGCATCAATAATATTGATACTAATTTTAGCAATGAAAGAATTTGCATTGTAGCAAAAACCATTGATCCATCTGATAAAACTAAATATAAGTTTTTCATTTGGAATTTAGGCAATCAAAATAGATTAACCGCCTTTAACCAAACCGGCGGTGATGCGGGCGGTGGAATAGTAGAATACACCGTAGAATATAAAAATACAAACAATGACTTTGTGACTTATACACAGTCGCAAGCCATAGTCTCGGATGATTTATTGGTTTTAAATCCTCCATTATTTCAGCAAACTTCTGAATATTTTTAAGGGTAGAGCATGAGAAAAAGAAGATCTTCTAGTGCGTCAGATGAAATAATCGTTACTCCAAAAACAAAGAAAGCGACCCAAGAAAGAAGATTATTGATCCCGAAATCACAAAACCAAGCAGAATATATAAGATGTATTTCAGAAAATGATGTAACTTTTTGCAAGGGGCCAGCCGGATCTGGCAAAACAGCTATAGCAGTAGGATTGGCCTGTGAATATCTATTATCAGGAAAAGTAAATAAAATTGTAATTACAAGACCAGTCATTGAATCAGGAAAAGGTTTGGGATTTTTACCGGGAACTATGTTAGAAAAAATCAACCCCTATCTTATTCCTATTCTAGAAGAAATGAAGCAATACTTGGGTCATGAATTATTAGCATCGCATAGAAACACAAATGTTATAGAAATTTGCCCATTAGAGTATATGCGTGGGCGAAATTTCCATGATACGTTTATGATATTAGACGAAGGACAAAACTGCACATTTGAACAAATCAAAATGTTTGTAACGCGATTAGGCGTGGGGTCTAAAGCCGTAATCAATGGCGACACAGATCAGAGCGATTTACCAGAATATACTAAAGGTGGATTAGATAAATTTATAAACAAATTAGAAGATTTAACGGGCGTAGGAATATGTCAATTAACGGCTTCTGATATTGTTAGAAATAGTTTAATAGGAAAAATTCTTGAGAGATTAAAATAATGCCGAGATATTCATTTTGCTGCGAAGCATGTAGTGATAAATTTATAAAAAGCTGGATGATTAAAGAATATGATATTGAAATCAAAAAAAACTCCTGCCCCAGTTGTGGGTCTAATAAAGTTTTTAGAGATTATGAAGAAGACAATATGGTGGTTAGCTACCATGATGTAAAAACCATTGGTCAACTCGCAGAAAAAAATACCAAAAAAATGGGAAAGTACGAGCTTGAAAATCGTATGAGAGATGACAATATGGAACTCCATAAGCAAAATAAAGAAGTATCTGCTCGTCGCAGAAAAATAAATAAAATGACACCGCAACAAAAGAAAAAATGGATTATGGAGGGCGATTAATGTCAGAGCCAGAAGCGTATCAATTTCCACATTATGCGCAAATAAATTTTCATATTGATGTATTTAAAGTTATGCCAGATGGCAGCTTAGATCCCAAAAAAGTTTCGAAAAGAGAATTAGAAAAATATGGTATTAATGAAACTGCAATCTTTGGAATTTCCGGTTTTGATAAAGCCGACTGTATTAAAAAAATTAAAGAAGTGCTTGGGGGCCTAAAATATGAGTGATCAAAAAGAAGAAACATGTTTTGGGCTTGGTGGCAACATAGTAGAAGAAACTTCTGCTTTAGCAAAAATTGTTATGGTAAATAGCAACGAGCATTACTTTATTTGGTTTTGGCGAGGCGATTTATATGATCCATATGGACCAGACATTCTGAGAAGAAGCCAGCAATTTATATCAAAGTTTAAAAAGGTAAACAAAGAAACCTTTGATAATTACTTTCGTTACTTAAAAACTAAAAATAGACTATATTTGACTAGAGCCAAGCGTGGCTCAATGAAAGGATAAATATGAAAAGAGGACCACTATCTCAAAAAGACAAGGAATATCTAGATAAAAACAAAGATAAAGATGTTCAGTCTCTAGCTAAAAAATTGAAAAGAAATGAAGAGTCTGTACAAAAATATCTAAATGATTTAGTAGATACAAAGTCAACCAAAGATATTACTCCAGATCCAGACCCAGCAAAAGAAACATTTCTGTCTAGTAATTTAACTAGAAATAAAAAATTTGGAGCAGTTGTGATGACCGAAAATGCCTCTATGATTTCTGACGAAATTAGAAAAGCAAAAATACTAAAAGGAACACCTATTAGCGGTAGATATAAAAACGCGATTCATATTATAAAGCCAACGGAGAATAATCAATGATTTGTGATCATCAGGATGCTTACATCAAACAACAAATTAAAAGCTTAGAAATGTTGTGGTGTGCCACCTTAAATAATGGGGTAACCGTATACGCAGACTATGACAGGCCAGATAATCCAGAATCCCCATGGATTAGACTAAGAAAATACTGTGAAGAAAATAATTTATTCATTACAAAAATAGAAGTTATCATGTTTGGCGCACCAAGAACATTAATGTTTGAGGATGAAAATGGATTAGATGGCATCTTTGTTGTTCGTGGGGCTAGTAGAGATTTAAATATTTTTACAGATGAACCGGGACCATCATATAAGCAAATTGTTGTTGGGTTATTAAGACAAGACGAAGACATTATAGATGTAAAGAAGTTTTGCTGGCCTGAAAATGAATTGGAAAAATTTAATCAAACTAGAGTATTGACACCAGATAACGCGAAATTGATGCTATTTAAAAATGATTCACAAAAGAAGCAAAGACAAACCGTACAAGTCGCCCTCAACGGGGCAAGCGTGTGATGCAGCACAGTATGTTGCAGAATTGATGTGCATAAGAAAAAGTGAAAAACAAAATACTGGGAATCTAGGGTATAAATTTTGGAATAAATCGCATAAGGATTCCTATAAGGGTCAAATTGTTGCGGCTAAGCGTTTGATGAAAGAATTTGGCGAGAAGACAGTTATATCATTTATAAATTCACCCAAAGGAAAAAACATTTATTCTTTGGGTTTTTTTACGCCACTAGATTTTGTCACAGAGGCTATTGCCAAATATAAGATTTCTTTTGATAAAGAACAATCTAAAATACCTGAGCAACAAGAAGATGTGAAGCCTATAATTATAGACAAGGCCCCATCTAAGCCCTTCTCTACTAAGAAAAATATTCTATCTAAAATAAGAACATTGGAGCAAAAACATGGCGAAGAAAACACAGATTCCTAAAAAGGAAAATTCTAACGAAGAAAAAACATTGGCAGACATTGCTAAGAAATATGGCAAAGTAATCAAGACCGGGGCAGAAATATTAGAGCAACGTAAAGACTATAGAACAGTACACGTTAGTCCGGTGGTTGATGTTGCTTTAGGTGGAGGAATCAAGGAAGGTTCATGGGTCATGCTTAGCGGCGCAGCTAAGAGCGGCAAAACGACCCTGGCTATGCAGCTTGCCCAAATATGTCAAGCCGAAGGAAGACCGGTTATTTATATTAATGCTGAGGGCAGACTTAAAGAAATGAATTTTGAAATTGAGGGATTAGATCCTTCAAAAATGCAAATTGTTACAGCAGAAGATGAACCACTTAGTGCAGAAAAGTTTTTAGATATTACCCATAAACTAATTTCAGCTAAAGAAAATGAAGGATGTTTATGTATCATTGATTCTATTTCATCACTAATACCAGAGCGGGATTTAGAACAAGAGATTAATGGAATGACTCGCCCAGGTCTTCCTAAGATTTTATCTGACTTCACTAAGAAGCTTGGTCAGATCGTCCCAAATCAACGCGCTATCGTTGTAATGATTACGCACATGATCACTAATACTAGTGGCTATGGAGCGGGCAAAATGGCCGATGGGGGCGTTAAAATTGGTTATCAGTCAGATACTAGAATGGAAGTAAAGTCCGTATCCCCATGGGTGCAAGATGATCAACAAATAGGTCAGGCTGTTACATGGAAAATTTATTGGTCTTCTATGGGTCCGCCCGGAGCAGAATGCCAAAGTTGGATTCGATATGGGTATGGTATAGACAAAACCCAAGAAATTCTTATGATGGGACAAGAAGCCGGTTTAATTTCTCAGGCAGGTGCATGGTTTACATGTAACTTCCTTTTACTAAAACCCCTGGTTCTTAAAGAAGTTTTTCCAAGTCTAGAATTGACAGAAGATAATTTATACAAAGATATGGAAGCGGCAACTAAATTGTGTAAATTTCAGGGCTCAGAAAAGCTTTATCACTTTATTAAATCTAACCCAGTAGTATATGAAGCACTTATTGAAGATATTAGAG